TGAACCAACATCCCATCCATAGTCTGCAAAGTCTTTATACATTTGCTCTACAAGGGAAGTCGTTGGAACAACTATCAGAGTATTTTTCTTTTTTTCAACGAAATATCTCACAATCGAATATATCATCAGCGACTTTCCTGAAGCAGTTGGAGATATCAATAGTTTTCTATTATGTCTTAAAGCGTCGTATACTCCATCAATCTGATAATCTCTAGGTTTATGCTTAGAGATTGCAGTCATATAATCCTTTACACCTTCTTTTGAAATCATATCGTTGACTTCAAAGGGTAGTCCGTAATATTTGTTTTCTTTAAATTCGTATGTATATCCGTGATCTTTACAAAATTGAACTACCCTATCTAATAGTCCAACATATATGTCACCTGTTTGGGTACTGAATAATCGTATCTTACCATCCCAATGTTTCTTTTGATAGTGGGGCATAAACTTTGCACCAGGCACTTCAAAAGTAAATTGATCAGATAATTCATAATACACATGTGCCTCTGCATCTATGTGTAGATGAACTTCATTCTTCTTTGATATAATCAAATGACTCATAATCCTATACCAATGTAGGATTATTTAGAGACTTATTTTTTAGGTAGTACGCTCACCACCCTTATCAGGTGTCTTCTTGTTTAGTTTATTTAATGCAGCATCTACAGCATCTTTTGGTGATGTTCTTTCTGGTTTGTCAAATTTTCTAGTTTTTCTTGCTAGAACACTACCCTTATAACTCAAACCAACATCATATTCAGATTTTTTACCTTTACCAAAATCCAATCTACCCGTTAGTGCTACACCCTTACTATAGTCATGTCCATCACCATATACAGGTTTACTACTTCTATCTTCTGTAAATTGTTTAAAAGTTTTCATTTACTTCTTAACATTTTTTCTATGTTTTTTAGCTGCGTCTTTTAATCTTATAATCTTATCTTCAGGTGATATATTTTTCTCACCCTTTCTCAAAGCATCCATATCAGTATCAAAGTCTTTATTCTTTGCCCTATCCTTTGCCTGATTTTGACGAACATTAAGTTCTTGATCTATCTTATCTTTAGGATTTTTATCCCAATCAGTAGCCTTTGGTTTACCTGGTGTTCCAAGTAATCTTTTAAGAATTTCTTCACCACTTTTAGCAGCAGCATATGCTCCTCCAACTTTTAGAAGAGTTTTTGCTCCTGCTCCAATTAAAGGAACAGCAATGGCAGCTTCTTGAAATTGTTTAAAAGATTTCATTTTAACCTATGATGGTATCAAACCATTCTTGACTCATACCTGAAATAATCTTATCTGCTGCTTCAGCATCTACAGCATACTTCTCTTCAATAAGATGTCCCACAACTTTCTCATAGTTCTCGTGGATCTTCTTGCTTTCTTTTGGAGTTGGCTTCATCGTAACAAAAATTACTTTATACTTTATTTATCATATTCTTCCATGTCATAACTATATTCGCAAATTATCGCAAACAATTTATTCTTTAATGCACGTAGATATGCAAGTTCATCTATCGAATGCATAGACTTACTTGGATAAGGTCCGTACAAAGAATCGTTTATATGCTTATAGAGCAATCTAGTTTCTGTGATGCCCATTTTAAGTTCAACTACCCATTCATCAGTCTCACCAGAATGATGATCCATGAATTTATTAGGAAATATTAAGTATTTATCACATACCTGCTTGGAATTTATTCCATTCTATTGCATTTTTAATTTGGAATGTTCTATTAGAAACGTTTTTAATAATTTCTTCTAAGAATTTTAATGTGGTATCGTAATATCTTATTTTTAAATCTATCTTTGACATCTTCTCATCTGCTTCCATATGCCTTTGTATAGCATCCTTTTCTCTTACTTTATATCCAAAAGGTTCCTCAATATAAACCTCTGCTGGTGCTTTACCAGTATAGTAATTATACCTTTCTAATCTTGTTTTATTATATTGTTCTCTTGCTTTTTCACGCAACAAAGTAATAGTATTATAAACCGTATAATACTTTGAATGTAATTGTGGAATCTTCAAGGATTCATCATGTAGATTATCAGGATCAATGACAGCATCACGCTCCCACATCTCCTGAATTTTGTCAAGATTCATTTAGAACTGATTAATTCGTATATAGTATATTTGAAAGATACCTCTGCTGTGAGGTATTGTACATCTGCACTTGTAGCATCAAAATCTAAAGATGTCAAGGAAATTGGAAATAGATCTTTAAATTTAACCTTTGCAATTTCTCTAAGATTGCTATTCAATATTCTAAGTGTTCCATCACAAAACTGTTCTTTCATTTCTCTTTGACCAGTTTTATCTGTAGTTAAATCTTTAAAATCTTTTGTTGATTCTGGAAAACCTAATCCATTTAACCATTCATAAACCGACATGTAATTTTCCATATCCTCATCAACTAAAAACCTAAGAGTAAAATCACCATAGGTTAACTTCTCACCAGGAATATCAATATCTTTTAGATATGATGGTTGCTTTGCGACTTCTAAAGACAACTCTGGTATTCTAGCACTATTAGAGAAAAAATCCACCTTGGGATACTTAGCAAGGTTAAACTTAAAACCTATACCAGATAGATAATTTCTATTTTGTATCTGTGATGCAAACGGTCCAGTCGATGCCATTATTATTACACTTTTAACTATTTATCATCTTACATTTAAATTAAATGATATTGATATCCTATCTTCATCTGTTTTGTTTGGCATTACAGAATGTTCTAAACTTGGAGGGAACAAATACATATTACCCTCTACTGGAAATCTAGAAGTATTCTCTCCACCAACATATCGTTTTGCTATAAAATGATCTCCATAACTTAGAACATGTCTTGGATCATTAAAAACAATATTACCTGCATCACCATCAGGCACTTTAACGTAATAAACACCAGCAAGATCACATCCTGGATGATTATGTCTATTGTTAAAATTATTTTTGGTATTAATATTTGCCCATATACCATAATTTTCTAAACTAACTATTGTTGGTTCAAAAGGTAGTATAGGTAAAATATATTCAAATTTATTTAATAATGGGGTAAAAAATTGTAAATTATCTTGATCTTTCTCTACCCTCATACCAAATTCTGTACTATGCCATCCACCAGTATTTGATTTTTGACAACCAGTATCAATTTTCTTTAAATTATAAACATTCTCTGCTAATTGTTTATTGTCAATATCCTTTACTACTATTTCAAACAAAGGAGTCTGAAATAGCATCTGATGAGATATATCACAATTCTCAGTTTCTATATTTTGGTTTGGTATTACAAACATAATATCATTATAGCATAAAAAACCCCCTTTCGTCTATAGGGGGTTTTATGATTTGTATGTTAAGCGTTAAGTGGTAATCTTCGCTTTATTGTGTACATCGTGCTTCTTCCAAACTTCAAAAACAGAATCCGATTCCGTTGTACCTATTTTTGCATAACCCAATACAGGGCAAACTGGTTTATACTTATCAAGAATTCTTTCAACGATAAGAATATCTTGTATAACACCAGCAGTCTTAGTAGTTAGAGTTTTAGGTGTTTCAGTAATACATAGATAAGTTTCTATGTAGTCTAGTAAATCAGTTCCTTTTTTATCTAATCCACTTTTAGTATTGATAAAATGGAATAGTGCTGTAAATCCAAGGATTACACATCCATCAAGATTTTTCCATGTTTTGAACTCTTTATTAGAGATTAATCTTCTGTATAGTTCAATAGCATCAAAAGTATGCTCTATACCATACTTGGCAATTGCATCTTTCAATCCTCTGTAACCAGAAACGCCATTTTTGCCGTTATCATCAGCACCAATTAACTCAACATGAACTCCTAGTTTTTTGAAATTTTCTTCCATACGTACTGCATACTTTCGTCCTTGAGCAAGGTCTGAGCGTAGTAACGCAACTGCAGACATATTAGTTCTTGATGAATTAAAGTCTGTGAAGTATTTTGCTTCAGCTTCTAGGCATTCCTCAATAGTAAAGTTGGCAGGGTGTACTTGAACTTGGCACGGTAGTTCAAAATTATCTGGATCTTCAACATAAGTTGCTGCAAGTACGCAGGTATGTTGACCATCAACTACTACGTAGTCACCAGGATAACTTGGACAAGTGAAATTTGGTCTTAAGAAAACAGAAAGTGGTTTAACTAGTGTTGGTCTAAACTCTTTTGCATTCTTTATGAAATTTGTGTTTATTAATCTCTGATACTTTGCTTCTATATTTAAGTCTTTAAGTTTTATATATTCAACTGGTATAAAACTTTTACTTGAAAATGCTTTTCTTAGTCCAGATACTCCTCGCTTTACGAATTTATTTGCGAGTTGTATAGCAGTCTGTAGCACAGACTTAGGCACAGCAAGTGCCTCTATTATTGTCATGGTATTTCTCCATAGGGTTTAGTGTCTCTAATCTAAGACGAATAGATCATGTAAGACATGCATATTATATATCAAACTAATATATTTGTCAACTAGACAAAAAAAAGCACCCCCGAAGGAGTGCTCTTTAAAGATATAAGCAACTAGCTTACATAAGGTTAGCAACCTTAACTCTTCTGTAGTAACGGTTTGAGTTACGTGTAAGTGTTCCAAGTCCCTGTGTAGTTCCTTGTGAGAATGGGTTCTCAACAATTCCGTAACGAGTCTTGAAGCCAATTTTTGGTTGGAATGTGTCCTGACCAACTGCACGAACCATCTGTAGAGGAACGTATGGGCAGTAGAACAGTCCAGCATCATAAGGAGATGAACCCTTATAACCGATAACATAGTACTGAGATGCCTGATCTCCACCTGAAGCAGAGAAAGGATCGATGTATACACGATACTTACCTTGTAGTACACCAGCAAATGTATTGCCTGTGTCATCTACGTTAAGGTTTGCATTAAGTGCAGGAGTGTAGTCGAGAACACCAGCCATTGTTAGAGCAGAAGCAACGTCTGCGGAACAAAGGATCATGTTACCCTTTCCACGACGAGT